CTACAGTAGGCCCACTCGTCTTTGCGATTCCAAGAAAAGAATAGTCTTTCACCGTTGTTTTTTAGCAACTGCATCAAATGCTCGCGATTATTTTTTGTAACCCGAGATTTGGCACTACTTTCTCGGGTGTAGACCGATATAGTTTTACCAGTTTTGACTTTGTATACTACAAACACGATGCTTCCTTAAACTACTTCTACCATATTGGCAGGAACCTTATACAATCCTTTCGGAGTACGAATAGTGATATATTTGATAGCAATTTTTTCAACTCGGCCAGTGTGTGTGCCAAGTTTAGTGGATCTGAATACAACAGTATTTCCGATACTTAATGAGCGTTTGGTTCTAGTTGCAATTTGAGCACGGGCAAATTTAATTGCTAAAATGATAGATTCTAAATCTTCATTGGTTAGATTGCCGCTCATAATCTCACGATTGACTGCTTTAATATCCATTTACCACTCCTTTGTTGCTATGTATGTATTATAGCAAAGTTTGGTATTTCGGTCAATAACCCGATAAAAAGAACGGGTTTAGCGGCATCAAATAAAAGTAATACTTTAGTACTACTTTTCTAATTCCAAGTTTTCCAAATAGGTTTTCAAATCTCCACTGTGAAGTGCTAGCATAGTGGCTTCGGATTCTTCGAATACTACAATTTTGGTATTCTTAAAAAGATAGTAAACGCTTTGAAAGTATCTTTCTAATTGCAGTAAGTTACGATTGGTCAAAGGTTCTTCCAATTCGAATGTGTAACTTTGTAACTTGACATCTTTGGTAACAAATCTATAGCCCTCCAAGGTCAGTCTGAGACTAGAATCTTCGGTAGGGTTAAACCAAATACGATACTTTAATGTAAGTTGATCAGCAGCTGGCACATTGGCAGTTACTGCAAATATTTTTGTTAATTGACTTTGACTATAAGTCTTAGGGGAAGATTTTGTCACCACTTTTAAGTAGAACCACAGAAAATGATTCTGTTTTGAATAACGCATTTAACTTTTTAGCCAAATTAATTGCGTGCCCGGGATTACTAAAACTAGTCTTTTTATATTTAGGTCCGGGGTAATTGACCAACATATTGTGACTCTTCAAGTTGATAGGTTGGTCTTCATAAAACACAGCCCAAATCCCTTCGCTACTCAAGATCTGCTCACTCTTGTAGTTTATTTTATTGACGTGTTCTGCTAACACTTTAGGTTTAGGTCTGCTCATAATGTTTCTTCGATATATTATTTATCATTAAAAGTGCGTAGATTATTTATAACTACCACCGTCCATTACTACACTAATTACTTCTTCTGTAGTAGTAGTTTTCCGGCTTAAATTTGCACAATAATTCAATAAATCGTATATTTCAGCCTGCAAACTGCGTGCTTCTGTAGCCGATAGTACCAAGTTCTTATTGTTGCTTTGATTCATTAATTTAACTTTATCGTTAAACATTTTCAAATGCATATTGGAGAAATTACTTTCCATAATAGTTACCCAACATAGTTAAGCCATCCAGTTATGATATATTTTGTTTCAGTAAGCGATACTTGGCCTCTATGGGTATGTGTCCAATCTGCTGGCCACAATATAGTAGATCCTTTTTTTGCTGGAGTTACTAAATTTTGATGATAAAACTCAGTACCGCCCCCGTCATACACATCATTCAAATATGTCATAAAAACAATATGTCTGGTAGTAGCAGGCATTTTGGAATTGCTGCGTTCAGTGTGCCATTCATAAAATGCTTGCCCTGGCAAATATCGCTGGACTACAATTTCTTCTATTAATCGCCACGGAGCATATTCATTACTATAAGGAAATTTTTCTACGTATTTTTCAATAATGGGTTGTAATTCGTTGCAGTATTTTGTATATAAATCTTGATTATGACTAAGCAAACAATCGGTCGAATCTTTTATTTTTTTGTTTACATTAGTGAACTCGCCGGCTGCTGATATTAATCCGTCATACTGATACTGAGTATTTTCTTCAAAATACTCGATAATATCATCACACAAAGTTATATCCTTTATGTATGATTGCAGTATAAAATTACTTTCCATCTAATTCTCTGAGCATTTCTTGTGCTTGAGCCATTGACTTAAACGGACCTTTGAACGGATAACGATTTAAGGTAATGTACTTAGGGCAATTACTTTTAACCCATCCGTTGTTAAACTTAATTAAGTAATAGCCTGCACAGTAATAACTTTTGCTTTTACTGGTTTTAGTATAGATAGGGAAATGATGTCGTACATCCCATAAAATATTCCACGGTTTCTGTTTAACTGGAAATCCGTGTACAGTATGGTTTTTTTGTTCCACTCGCTCTTTTTTAACAACGGTATTGTCGAACACAATATTATGTTCTTTTGATAGCAGTTTGATACTAGGATACTTTTTTCTGTCTGAAGTATCGACGTAAACAAACGTACCATCTTCAACCGCTTGGATAGTGGCAATCTTCTCGCCTTGATTTTCAACAATCCAAAACTTATTTTTAACTACATTTTTAGCTAATAATTGACTCATTTGTTTCCTGTATATGATTTCTAAGCAAAAAATTGACGAACTCATTAAGAGTAATATCCTGCTCGTGCGCTAACTTCATTAGCTTAAATTGCGTTTCTTCGTCTAATTCCAATAGCACTTCTATTCTGGTATCCTGATCCATATTATTCTTCTTCCTTGAAGTCTACAACATTACCTTCATCGTCTGCACAAATGATACGAACTGTATCACCTGCTTCGTTTTTAATTGCAATCGGTCCCCAAATCCACCATTGTGTATCGCCTTGACTCCAACTGTCTTCTTCGCGTTCTTCTAACTCGTATGCACTATGCTCGTCGAGAAATTCTTCTAGCTCAGCTTCTTCGTCTTCGTCTAGATTAGCCATAGCCACATCATACCAGCAGCCGCCATCAAACAATTCGACTAGCTCTACATATTCAATATTGTTAACTTCGCAGTCCAGCATATCAATGCTATCCCGTTTACCATCACCACCCGTAACTTCTACAAACTTGAATTCAGGCAGATTGTCATCTGTGGTTTCCACGATCCACTCACCATATCGATAACCATTTCTAATAGTTACAATACCGTCACCTTCTCGTTGATGGTATGTTTCGACTTCTTCGCAAGATTTCTTGTAATATGTACTAACGTTCCAGGTAGCCATGATTAATCCCTTTCCATTTCTGCAGCTTCTTTGATTAGTTCGAATAGTTGTTCAACTGATTGAACCATAATCTTGGCATTTTTCCAATCTTCGTCTTTGCGTCCACTGATTTCCAACATAAAGCCATTGTCATACATATTGATAGTATATGAGTCGCTGACTTTGTCTAATTTGTCACTGATTTTATTAACTGATGTTTTCTTTGTTGCCATTTTCATTCTCCTTGATTTTTTAATGACATAATTTGCGTAGTTCTACTTTCTTGTATCACTGAGGATAACTTTTTGATAGAAAACTACTATAACTTGATGCTTGTTCACTTAGCCGCACCAAATCATATTTGCCGCACAATTTTAAGAAATGTGCACCCACCATTGGAATATTTTTACTAACACTACCTGCCGCAATAGTTTCTGCAATTACAGCCTTGACATCATCTGGTTGTGCAGTTAAGTCTACTAGTACACGATTGCGTTCGTAATCATCCAATACACGATGTTCTTCGCCATTGTGGTCGGTCCAACGTTGCAACATTAGATTGTTCCACGCAAATCCTTTGCGGTCTTTGTCTGCATACGCTTCTTGTAGACCCACTTTATTCTTAGAACCTTTAGTACGCACACCTGGATATGCACTAAAGATATTGTCAGTGGGATCGCCACGCATACACTTTTCAAATAAGATCCATTTAGGTTCAGGAATGCGTTTAGGCTCTTTGGTCTTTTTATCAATTACCAACTTGCCTTTTTTATCAAAGATACCTTCGATGGTATGTAGCTCGTCACTGATACCATTGTACTGATTTACATTAGGACCCAGTAACTGATAAAAATCTGTATCACTGCTTACGATGGTGTGGTGATCCTCAGGGTGACTTTGGATCCATCCTGCCACCAAGTCATCTGCTTCCAGTCTTTCGTGCCTGAGAACAGTACAATTTGTTTTGGTTGAGATAAAGTCTTTGAGATCGTCAAAAGTTTCCCAAAAGAGCTTGTCTTCTTCTTGCTCGGCTTCTGTTTGAGCGGCACGGGCAACTGCTCGGTTTTTCTTGTAGGGTTCATAATAGTCCTTGCGCCACGAACGGCCTTCTAAACAGAACACCACGTGATCAGCATTTTGGTCTCTAAATGCTTTGTTGACACTACTGAGTGTAACGTGTATGGCAAAACCCAAACGGTCCCACGCATCACTTTGTCTGCTGGCGCCGTGACGTGCACGGAAGAATGTATTTGCGGTATCAACGATTAAGTATTTCATATCATTATAATAGCATATAATAGATTTATGGTCAACCGTCGGTTAACCAAAAGTTTAAGAAACTTCTGAGTAACCGTTGCCCAAATCTTTGCGTTGAACGCCATTTGGGGGTCTTGGGTTGTTGGCATCATACTGCTCAAATGTTTCCAAAACGACATTTCTGCAGACATCCTGAAACCATTGGTCAACAATTTGGCTGTCGTCCCGTCCTTTGTAACCAGCACGAATCAATTTAGCCACAAAGAATTCATTCCAATCTAATTCGAATGCACCATTACCAATGTTTTCAGGGTCTAGTTCAACTTGAACAACACTGACCCAAGGTTCACCACGCTCAGTAGCCAACTCTTTTTCTGTTTTCTTTTTGGGCCTGGGCTCTTTTGGTTTAACAACTTTGGGTGTTTCTACCTTAGGTGGCTCTGGTTTTTTTATAAATTTATCAAATATTCCCATTATTATCTTCCTTGACTTCTATCCACGTGTGATCACCTAACCATTTAACTGCTTTGAGATATTCCCATTCTGGTGCTGGACCAGTTGACCAATCGTTTGGTCCAGTACTTAATAGTATTGTTTGTTGTTTTTTGTGATCGTATACGATCCAATATGTTTGTCCGTGTGCTAGTTGATATTCATATTTAGCTGAATGAACTAGGTCGGTTAAATCCAATCGTTCTTTTATTTCTGCAGCCTGTCGTTGCAATACTGCTACCAGTTCCATAATACGATTATACTCTTGCTCTGCGTGCATACGTGCCACATTGAGCATTATATCTTTTTGCTTGGTTACCGGCACAAGATCAAACTTAACACCGCCGGCTTCAGTGCCGTAAGTGCTGATATTGCGATTAAAAAAAGCAACAAGGGTGTTGCCTGTAGTTATATCGTAACTTTCTCTACCCTTGCTTACATTACTCATATTATCTTTTTAGTAACCACATCATATGTTCTTTAGCATCGTGCCACCTATATTCCCATATAGGTGATCCGGGACCAGTCCAAGCAGCACTACCAACAAATCCTTTTTTAAGCCAAATACGCTTTCGACTTAAATCGCAACGTTGCGGTGTTAGTGCAAAACGTTCTTCCCATTCAGCTCTACGATAAAAAGCATCGTCTTCGTCAATCCACTGATTCTGGTATCCTACACCCATCATCAGGTGCCCCACTCGTTCTTAAACAATGGCACTTGCAATCTATCACTGTAACGCCATCCACGCTTCATAGCGGCCAGTGCTACATTCTTTGCGTTTAATGTATAAACACTTTCCACACCACCAACAGGCATTAGATAAATGTGTCCCTTAAATCCTGCTGAACGAAATGCTCCTACTGCACATTCTGCGTCAGCGATATCTTGTTCAGTTGCAACCACTAATTTAAGGTAAGCAGTACCAACTTGTTCATATTCACATACAACTTCGGGCTTAATAGCATCCTCCCACGATTCTCCACTGGCAGGAAGTTTGGCACTTACACTGAATGTGATTTCTCTATCCCAGTTGGCAATAGTCCAGTCATCCAAGTAATGTTTGAATTCTGGGGTTAACTTTTGAGTGCCATTGGTTTCAAATGTAATCTCTTTGAGTCCATGCATTTTAGGATGATCCAGCAAATCAGGATATTGACGTTGCCAACCTAGCAATGGCTCGCCGCCAGTGATTACAAGATGTTCGTCTTGCCATTCTTTGTAAGGAAGTATATCCATAATCGAATTGGCAATTGAATCAGTAGAAAGTAAAGGAGAGAGATGCTTAAAGCGAGGATCCCAACTAGCATAAGAATCACAGCCTGTAGAAACCAAAGGCAATTCTTTATAATCGTTGTACATTTGCACAACACTTGCAATATCATCTGTTTCATTACTTAGTTCTCCTCTTGGCATTCCAAAGCCAGCGCATTTGAAGTTACAACCGAATGTACGCAAAAATATAGATGGTACACCCATATAGCGACCTTCTCCCTGCACACTATAAAATAATTCTGAAATTTTAATTTTACTCATATAACTTTGACCATTTTTTTAATTTTTCGATTTTTGATAATTTACCTAGATTTAATTCGTTATATGTAATTACACCTTGTTCTACTAGGATATCAACCATTGCCAATACATCTGCTACTTCTTTTGCTAAAGTTGCTTTATGCGATAACCCTGTATGATGAGAAGTTGACTCAATACCAAATCGTTGTATCTTGCAGACTTCCTGTACAACTTCTGCACATTCTTCGGCTAGTATAATTAATGCTTCGGCTACTTTGTCTGTAGAAGAATAGTTTACTGCTACTGGTAAATTTTTTTCTAATTCTCGAACAACACGTTTTTCTATATGATTGTTTAATTTTGAAGTTAGCATTTTATTGATTCCAATGTCGAATAACACCTGCTACGATAAAGCAGTTTGTAATGATATATGATAACACAATTGCAGTACGAATGCAAGCAATACGGTCAGCTTCTTTGTCCGTATCACCTGCTTTTTCACCTAACGATTTTGCCCAAAGGCGCCAAACTTGTTTAATGATTTCTTTTACCATCAAATACACAGTTGAATAGTAAATTGATGTCGCCGTCGTTGATCACACGATGAAATGCCCCGTCAGGGATTAGTACAATATCTCCTGCACTGACTCTAAAGGGCTCATCTGTTTCATCTCCCACAATCATTTGGCCGTGTCCCAAAACAAAAATATAAATTTCTTCTTGCCCGGGGTGACGATGCCCACGTGTACTCATACCTCTATGTAAATTAGTAGAGCTCAACACAAGGTTTTTTAATGTTTTATTATCTTTGAGTGTATAAGTTTCGTTATCTTTGATAACTTCTCCGCCCACGTTATTAATATGGTATTTGATCATACAAATAAATCCTCATTCCATTCTCTATGACCTTCTCTGAATGCCATATTAGCTTGTGTTTCTCTTACTTCAACTCTATAGCACCAAAGTCTTTCTGCTTCACCTGGGCCCCACATATCAGGAATGTAAACACTGTTGACATACTTGTAAAGCATATCAGCCAGTCCCTCGCAACCAAGTTTTGGTAAAATAGTTAGTTTTGCTAACCCCTTTGATTCTAGTAACTTGTATGTTTCCATTTCTGGTTCATCTTCTGCTACTAGCAGCGTATGATCAAATTGACTCTCTAATATTTTCTTTAGTTCTTTTAAGCCGCCGTAATCGGCAACCCAATTGCGAACATCTAGTTGGTCAGTACCAAAATAAAATTTCATACTAAAACTGTATCCGTGAATAGTATTGCAATGACTGTCTGCACGCCATTGTCTGTAAGCGCAAGGAAATGCGTCCACATATTCTTTTGTTGAGGTATATTTGTAAGTTACGGGTGTCATGCTTTTCTCCTATGTTAATTGTAGCATAGGCAGCAGAATTTGTATAGCGGGATGATGCTCAAAGGCCGCTTGTGTATTTATCTTGTTTTTATGCAGGCTATAGTGGTTATATTATTTTGCTCTGGCTGAGAGATATTGTTCGTGTTGTATCCACCCTTTGCGAGTTAAGAATCCCCATTCGCGTTGTTTTGGGCCAGGCATAAACAATGTCCAAGTTTCTACATTGGCGTCAATTTCGATACGATGATAGCTTTTGGCACCACAAATTCTAAAACTACCAGGACCACGCCATACTGCTATTTCGCCTATTTTTTGTCCAAGATTATTAAACTGTGGCAACCATTCGTAGTAGCCGCCTTTAAGGATAAGGGTAGCATAAGGCCAAGGATGATCGTGTACATCATCAGGATCTGATTTAAGAAACCTGTGCACAAATACATTAAAGGGAAACCAAGTGCGTTCTTTAAGGAATACATAATATCTTTCTAAGTAAGGTTCATCGTCAATTCGGTCCATAATTATTCTTTTACGTCCTAATCTTTCGAGTAACTTTAGCAAGACCATAATGATTTCCTTTTACATTCTTAAAATTTCTAAACTAACTAAATCTGCAACCGCTTTACTGAGATCATCGTTTTCATGGATAACGTGCAGAACATCGTGTTGCTCATCTTTAGCATGATCGTAAGTTCTAATACTAACAATAGTGCCTCCACGAGCAGGTGTAAGTTCAAATCTAATACGCCCGTCAATATCATGACGAGAAATTGAGTATTTCGCTGAAGATTCTAGTTCGATGCTATTTTTTGAGCTACTAAGTAACCAATTGCCAAGTTTTCTTTTAATACTATCAAACATTTTATTTTTACCTTGTTGGTGGATATATTTCGATACCTTGGTCTTCTTCATTGACCAATGCTATTATAACTTTTAATTTGTCTTCTGCATCTTTTACAGAGTCTAAAGCATCTTGAACTGCTGGATGTTTCGTCGCCAATTCTTTTGCTTCTTGTTCTTGGGTCATTTTTTCGAAGGCCCATTTTAACACAGCATCAGCTTTATGAGTAACATCTATCGTAGCATAACTGTCATACAAAGGACGCCAACTGTTGCCATCGTTGACTTCAAAATGGTCGCCAGTATATCGAACCTGCCCAGCTAGGCCTTGCTGTAACTTGTAGTTGTCTATGTAGATTGAGGCACCGGTGCCAGAGCCAGCTATATTCAACCAATCGCCGCTGCTACTAAGGCTTTTAATCATTATGATTCTCTTGCCCGCTTAAAAACTCATCAACCATTGACTCTGCAGATTCTTGACTTTCTGCAAGTACTTCGAAAGTTCCTGTACCATTTTTAATATGAATATCAAAAGGTGCAACACCTTTTGGTAACCATTTTTTGGACATCTGTCTTTTGACTGTATACATTTTTACATTAGGATTTCTAAGTTTTTTTATTAGATCATCGCTTATTGCTTTAGCTGTGCTCATCTACGTTCTCCCACGGTTTATCATTTCCTGCCCAATCTTGTGTATCGATACTCCACGTCATCAATTGATTGTACACAGGATATAACCAATCCCAATCAAAACGACTCATTGGAAAACTTATCCAGTGTCCTAAGTAGTATAACACTTCGCTGACTATTCTTGCAAATGCTTTTTTAATCATTTAATTGATTTTGTTTTTAATTTTATTATATTCAGTTTCGTTATACGAATAGATTTCATCCAACAATTTTTCTTTTTCTTTTGAATTATGCCATTCGTTTTCTTTTGCAAAATAAGCTTCTCGATATTTTTTATATACAGAATCAGACATTGATCCGTACTTTTTATTTTGAATGTCTTGATAAAGCTCGGTGATGTTTTCTTCAGCTATATCTATTAAAGATTTTGGAGCTTTTAATTTTTCTAAATTCTGTTTGTTATTCAACCATTTATCAAAATTTTCGTTTAATTCGATTAGCGTTGGTAAAGGTGGATTGTTATAATAGTGGCCCATAAATTTTTTCATGGCATCTTCTAATATACTTTCTCCTCTCTCAGTGAGCACATCGTATAATTGTTGATCTAGCAAATATAATTTATAATCTTCGGAATTAGGTCCGACTCCTAAATGGGCTAATGGTCTCATCTTGGGGCAAAGTCCTGTTGTAGTTTAATATTATCAAAAAACTCTTTCTTAGTACCAGAGTCATCTTTGAATGCACCTTTAAGCACAGATGTTTGTGTTAAACTACTGTGTGCCATAATGCCTCGATTCTCGCAACATCCGTGTGTCATTTGAACATAAACACCAATATCATTTGCACCAGTGGCTCGACCTATTTCTTTAGCAATTTCATTACAAAGCTCCTCCTGGAGAGTGCCTCGTCTTGCACACCACTGTGCAATTCTGGAATACTTAGATAAGCCAATAAGTTTATTGGCAGCAATAATACCAATATAAGCCACACCAGCCACAGGTTGGTGATGATGACTGCACATACTACGCAGTTCACTGCGAACAACAAGCATACCTTCGTAACGGTCTTGCGAATCATTTGGGAACGCTGTTGCGTCCGGGGCTGGATCATATCTTCCACTCATCACCTCATTAATGTACATTTTTGCCAGTCGTCGAGCAGTACCTTTACTACTAGGATCGGTATCTGTGTCGATCAGTAAAGTTTTCAGTACTTGCTCAAATGCTTCAGTTGCTTCTTCTATTAGGCGTTCTTTATCATCTTCGCTTAGATATTCACTAATGTTATCGTTAGCCCAAAAGCGTTTGCCTTCTCGTTTCATCTTAAAACGAAGAACATCTGCTAAACTAGATTCTTCATAGCCGCCTTCGTCTATGTTGTCGTATGATACTGGTTTTAATTTCATATAGTTCCTAACTTTGTTTATTATAACTTATTTAGAAAATTATTGCAACTGAAAAAGTTTTCAATTAGCGCAACAGTTTGTTGTTTTAATTTGGGCAAAAAGTGGGGATAGTTATCCATATATTGGATAATCTTCTCACAAAGTTCTGGACAATGCGCTTCGTATGCTTCGAAACTTTCTGTCCATTCGCTTGGGTATTTGAATGTATCGTAATACATTTCACTATAGCTAAGTCTATCTGGAACCATAGGGATAGCATCTACTAGCGAACCTTCGTAGCAACCAATTCCCAGTGTTTCTTGTAAACTACAACTAAAAACCAATTTGGATTCGCCCAATAATCGATGATATTGATCTTTGGTTAACTGTTGATCCTGGCATACCACAAACTCGTATTGTGGCAAGTGGGTGGCCAAATCTCTAAAAATTTCCACTTGCTTCTCGGGAGCAATACGATGTGGAAACAGTACAAGATCTCGCTTGGTCATATTTTTATATGCAGACAATGTATCGTCCATATACTCCATCGGCCAACCTGTGCGAACAATTTTTCCAATCTCTTTGAAACCTTCAATTGTTTGCGGCATTACGATATGTAATAGATTTTTACAAAACATATCGATGTGAAAGTCTGTGGCAAAGTAGTTGTGATCAAACGCTTCAAAGAAACTTTTTTCAGCAAATCTAACCCAAGGTTTATCTCCGACTAATCGTCCTAAAAAGTCTTGAGGATCATAACTGCCAGCGTGCCAAAGTCCGTGTGTAGTTACTGGGATTCCCAACAACTCACTCATATACTTTAGGTTTATGATACCAGGATGCCAGGCATCAGTAAAGATAAAATGATCGCCAGCCTGGACGGCTCCTGTACAAAAAAGTCTTCCAAGTTGTTCAACTTGGCTTGCCTTATAGATATTAGTGCCCCCAAAATTGAGAAATGCACCAGGAGTAGTGGCGCTAGGAATATCTCTAGGGCCCGATATAATCGTGACATTGTGTCCTGCCTTTGTAAGTAAATCAGGTATATGAGTCTTCCATTGACCCGTATACCTTGTTTCTACCGCTTCTAAATCAACTAAGAAGATGGTCATATTATCTCTGATTGTTGTACTCTGCTTGTTTATTCATATAGTGCCTGTAACGCTCGTACTTGCGATATTGGTCACTGCGATATAAATCTTTCTCATCGTACTTCAACATATTCATTCTACAAAAATCTTTGTAGCCTTCCAAGTCATCAAACAGTCTATCGACTTCGGGTTTCATTCTTAGATATTTTTCAAGCCATTTTGGTTGTGACATTTGTTTTCCTTATTATTAAATAACAACTGATAAATCGGGTCTTGTGGTATTGTATTTGATTACCGCACCATTTTCGCCGTCTTCGCTAACTTCGATCCAAACTGTACGGTTAGGATACTTAGCAGCGATCTGTAAGTAAAGATCATCACTGATCATTTCGCAACTTTTATAATCTAATTCCAATGTACCATTAGAGTATAAGTGTTCTAACCAGCGTTTGAACTGTATAAATTCAATATCGCGGTCATTATGAGTAACACTAATATAGACTCTGAAGTGGAAAATGTGACGATGCGGAGTGCCAAGAAAACTAACATCATACATATCTCCAGTGGCTAACATTGGATCTGTGGCAGCTGCTGGATAGCAGTGAATGCCTTCTTTTTGGAATGTGACCGAAATCATACGATCTGCAGCCGCCATAATTCTATCTATTTGTGCACGTTGATCTTGATTAATCATTTCTTTTTTGCCTTAATTTTAGGTGGTTGTATAATATCTTCGAATTCAACTTTGGCAGGCACACCCACTGGTGTATCACCAACATACTCACGCCAGTCTGTGTAGACGTTTCTGGTTAGCAGTTCGTTTAAGGGATGGCACCAAACACCGGGGTTTGTATCTCCCCAAGTGTTGTCGTCGATCTTTAGTGTAGCATTATAGTTATAGAGCTTGATATAGGGAATCTTAACACTGATCATAGGGATGAATGTGTTGTATTCGCACCAACCGTTCTCGTGTAGTTCTCGAGCATATTCAACACCAAAGTCTAAAGTCACCCAGTAGTCTTTGATCAACAAAGGTTTGATCATATCATCCCACGCAGCCCATTCGTATGCGTTCTCGGGATGGAAACTTTGGCTTGTACCAAAGTAAATATTTTTGATATGATTTTTTGGATTAGGATCTTTTAATGACTCATTGACAATTGCAATGATGTCTTCTACTGGTTGAATGCCTACTACAAATAATGTAGTTTCATTCTTCATTGGGGTGTTTTCTACTTCTGTACCTACAAAGTAGGTAATCATCTTACGGCTATCTGTATCAAGTGCCATATTACTTCCAATAAATGTAGCCCCTTGAATAATTCTCAGGGCGGGTTAATGAATCTCTGAATGCATTTTGCCACTCAGTGTCTCTATTATAGCCTTTAGTCCAGAAACTGTCAACGACTAAATCGCCCATTTCTATCCAATATGCTGCATCTTCCATACACTGAATAAACCTTTTGGTCCTTGGACTTGGGAATATAACAGTACAGGCTTTCCACAACACATTGGAGAAATCAGTTGTAAGCATTTTTTGTGCACCAAACACAATCAATGCTTCGGCATTTACCATATCACTTTCGAATACATTGGTATTACCACTTAGATCAATTACCACATCGTAAGTGCCTTCGGCAGTATCTTTAAGTACACTACTCCACTGCTCTTTATTGCTATGACCAACTTTGGCGTCATCTTTGAGTGCACTACCCCAAAGATCTTTATTGCTATGACCGACTACAGTTATATCAAAGTCTAAATGCAATAATTTAATAGTGTTATACGCAACCCACGCAAGGAATCCGCTACCTAATATTACCAATCGTTTACCCGGGCCACTGCGTTCTGCTATTTCCCTAATAGGTTGTTGTATAATATTAATACCACAGGCCACAGGTTCTAATATGTATTTAGGTTCTGCTGATGGCACACGCACAAATTCGTTAATTCGAACATTATAAGAATCAGCATAAGCCGGCTCACCGCGTGTGGCAACATAATCGCCAATTTTAATGTCGTAGATACCTTTGCCCACTGCAGTGACTTGACCAAGGCCTTCGTGTCCACTCATATTCAAAGGTAGCGGACCAAAACTGCCCGTCATCATATCCACATCACTGCGACATACCCCGGTTAACACTGATCGAACTTCGATTTCGTATTCGCCCACTGGAGGTTTATCGTATACGGTTTCTGCAAATTCACCTTGTCCGTTGGTATATAAAATTCTGTTGGTCATAGATTTTCTATTTGTTCGTGAATCCAAGTATCAATTTCAAACTGATCTAACCAGAATTGATGATTATTAATATTAGCGACTGCATCTTTAATCATTGCAGTATACGCATCTTCAGGACACCAACCTAATTCCACATTGGTGTTTGTATTAGCAATAAAATCGATTGAGCTGTTGTCCTCTTCGAGCGTACGCCAATCTGCAACCAAAGCCCATTTATCGCCAAAGTTAATAGTACAACGGTCGTCTACATCATAAGTTCCACTGTAGTTAACTGTGCCGTACTCTGTACTTTCGATATCTGCTAGTTTCCAATTTGTAACTGCATTTCTGTTGGTTGCAGACACTTTACGCCAATTGGGATTTAGAGCAATGTATATGCTTAACAAATGTGGCATCAAGTCTCGACTAACACCACCAAATGCTAATCGTTTTGTAGTAAACCAACTGCCAGGATTAGGGATACAATTATGCCTAAGCCATTGTATCTTTACTGTATCAGATTGGCTGGCCAACGATTGTAACTCGGCAATATTACTGCGCCACATATTGTTCTTGACCATCATAAAACGTGTTTTCTTAAACACAGTTACCAAATTAGTCCAACTGAAACTATTTGATACTCCGGGTTTTTCGATGAATACAATTTTACTGTAGGGTGCAACCTTTGCGGCCAATTCAAAATGTGTATGATTTGGTGTGCAAACAAATGTAATATCAAAAGGTGCGTGTGCTATTACTGCAGAATCTACTGTAGGTAAGTCTGCACCTTTTGCAATATTGGAGTCTACAGTTATTACTTCATAACCGAGATTGGTTAAAACAGTTTTGTACAACTGTCCTATACCTAAGCCAACAACAAGTGCTTTCATTTATGATTGGGATCCATTGCAGGGTCTTGCTTGGCGTCTTCGGTAGTCACAAATCTTGGTGCAACACCCCACGCACTGAACCAACCCAATGGTTTCCAATACTTATGTAACAAATTGTTAATTAAGATAATAAACATAATTGCCAAAACTACTGCACATCCGCTAAGTATGGTCATCGCCAAAATGTTAGTTGCATTTTCTACCATTATAAAGTCTCCAATTCTATAAGTTTCGTTTCATCTAATCCGCTGTTATCTCTTGTATTATACACATCATCTGAATTATCGTCAACAGTACTAAACAATTGATTGAACATAGTGTTGCTATTTTGCGTATTTTCACCGGTATAACCACGAGTTCCAGGAATGGCTTTCCAATATTTGTTATAGTGTTCGATTAGTTCTTCTGCACGACCACGATCACTGGTTTCAAATATAGCGTCAACAATGTCTCTGAAAAAATGGCGATCATACTGTTGGAATTTTTTGCCATTCATTTTACTGGCTACCAACATATTTGGATAACTACCACTGTCGTATGCTCTATTGGCACGTTGAACTGCTTCGATATGTGTCCAAACATTATGACCCATTTGAATGGCATAGCTGAAACTATCCCAAGAAGTTTTACCTTCTTTACCAATCTTATTTAGATCACCGGGTTTGTATATACAAACATCTTTGATTAGTGTTCTAAGACTAACTGGGCTTTCTACAAAAGTATCAAATATTCGGTCTTGCAATAGTGCATCACCAAACTGCCTTGTGTCTGTAGCATACTTTTTATTATCAACGCTGGGTTGCATTTGATAGCTCCACTTGCCACGATCCGGAGTAGTGATATCATAGTAGATCTGTCCGTTGGCAGTTGCCAAGAATGGACTTGCACAGTCAAAGCTGATGGTAAATTGGCTGTTATGATATTTGCGAACAGCACGTTGAATATCAGTTAACAACGTGGCCCACTCGAGTTTACTGGTGCCCAAGAAGTGCATCCAATCGTGTAGACCTTTTTCTAACAGGCCATCAAAGCGCAGTGCAACCAATCTTCTAAGTGTAAGATGTATGTCACACATATTCTGTCCACCCATAGCCCATCCTTCAAACGGACGGTTGTATTGTTTGGGATCGCAGAACTTTTTAACACGTTCATACCAATCATCTGCTTGAGTGTGATCCTCGCCTTGTAGCACATTCAAGAACTTGCAACGACCTGTACGATTGTTCATAAAGTATTCGTTGTTGATGTAGGTAGCATCAACTGCATCTTGATATGAGTAAATGCCAGTGGCCTTTTGGCCTGCAGGACTACGGGCTACCCACGCTGGAATATCCAGGGTCATACCGCGATCCATATAAGCATCCATCCAGCTTAATACTTGGCTACGTTTCTTCATAGCTTTGGGACAATTGGGATCTTTCCAATCGCCTTCCCATACCCCTTTACCAATTTGGAATCCGCCACTATCGCCCAATACAAAGGTATTGGGATCACGATTGCGAACCATATCTTCTTTGGGATCGAATTTATTAACATCCAAATTGGCGTGCCCTGCACTATACAATGCCCATTTGTAATGAAAGTATCCTTCTTTACTGTTTAACCAGTTAAGGCCCTCAATTCCATTTTCAAATTGTGCAGGTATACGAGCAGGATCTATGTAGTTGGGATCGTGCCTTTGTTTGCCTATGTAAGTGCCATAAAAGCTACTGAGTGCTGGTAAAAATACCGCATAGTCGCTTTGCTTACTGGTTAAGTCGTCTCGGATCATTTTGTTTGTGCAGGTAACATATAGTTGTAGTCAGCAATGCCACTGTCTACAGTAATCATTGCAACACCTTCGTCACTGATCTTAAATGTTTTGTCACCGGGCAAGCTCAAAATGCTAGTAACTGCTGCAACTGGCCAGCTCCAAGTTTTAGTCAACTTGCCACTGATACCGCTTTGGAACACAAAGTCTCCTGCGTGGCTACTGTGATCGCCAAAGTAAAATTTAAGATCCGTGCCTTCTGTTTTTACAGAAAAATTAGGCTCTTCACTATTAGCACTGGCTTGGAATTTCAATCTTTGCAAACTGTTATTAGAAGGCACAAAGTCTACAATCCATTTAACAGATTTCATTTTAACACTTTTCAATTGCTCACTTACAATAGCTTCTGCCATAAAACGATAATCATTCTTAAAGTCACCAGCTTTGTTTTCAAAGTGTACGCCTACTGGTACATTATCTTCGCCTTTGGTTTGGCGAGTAACAGTAATAACTGCGTCTTCTTTGTATTCTGGAATATTCAAAATAGTGTTTAGTTTGCTGAGATTAGGCATACCAAATACTCCAATAAAATCTGCTACTGGTCCTTTGAATTTGGCCTGCAGAATGATGCTACGATTTTCAGAAAGTGCTTCTAAAATGGTATTATCTTCTGTGCCTGTAACTTTAGCAATATCAATGCCTCCGAGGCTGTGTGTATGTTGTACGATGTCTAAAAGGTGGTCTTTCATATTAATTTCCTTAATGTTGTGTTATTGTATATGATATATTTAGAAAAATCAATGCCTGTTTATTCAAAAGTGAATAAATCAGCAAAGGTTGAACTGATGTCAGTATTTTCGGCAATTTGCCAGTTCAATACTCCCAACAGGTTGTCTACCTTTTGATCTACAATGGTGGATTCCATTAGGTTATCATCAAATGGTAAATCTTTGAACCACTGTGGAATGTGTGTTTCATCAGTGGGATATCCTACGCTGGTGTAGCCCAGTGGATTATCTTTGAGTTTACATACGATGGTCTTCATACCATCAACAATGCCCATACTATAGTTGTCACCGTACATACGTTTCAGATTGTTCCAGTTCATAGCAGCACGAACGTGTCCGGGCATATTGGCTTTACCAAGTCTTGCTTCTTCGGCAGTATACTTGGTCAAGTTGTTGACACGTTTGGGTGTGCCTTTTTCCCAAGCCGGGCGGTCTTGGAACAATAACTTAAAGTCTTTGACCTTTTTATAAATGTCTTCTTTTTCTGTACCAGTTAGCACATCTAACAAGATTTCACTTAAAAAGTCTTGCACTACTTTGGGAGTATCGCTACGCTTCAAGTCCAAGCCCATGGCTTTAACTTTACCTGGCTTACCGCCAACATCTTGTCGCTTGCCTTCTTTGTCAAAGATCAATACTGCGTATCGTTTCTTTTTAATAAAAAGACCTTTAGTGGCAATAAGTTCTCGGCCACCTTTGATAATAGCGCCCATCTCACGGGGGCAATGGCAAGCACGTTCCATAAATCCTGGGAATGAATCATTGACTTGATCAGCAATATTATCATATACCTGAATACAAGTATCCTTATTCCATTCCATACGACCGGCTGCCACATCATCTTTGATAGCAGGCCAAGCAGTAAAATAAACTGAGTCAGTATCACCATAGATAATAGCATCACCCACGTGATCATATTTTCCAGTGATAGCTTCATTTACAAAACTATCCATATGTTTAGCAATAGTTCTGCCAGTTAGTGTAGTACTTTGTCCAATACGATGATCAAAGAATCTACAACCTGGATTCAAAATAGCACCATACAGACTATTCAAGTTAATCTTCTTAACCAGTTGTCGTTTGTCCCAGTATTCTTCTGCGGCCTTGTCTCCGGCCGCAATAGCTTCTTTGAGCTTGGCCTGCATCTGTTTACGTTCAGCATACCACCGTTCTAGCAGTCCCGGGATAATACCTTTTTTCTCATAGGTAAACAATGTGCCATTGGCACTAATAGTCCAAGGCTTGTTGCTGTCAAATACCAGTCGCCAAATATCAGCAGCACTCATTACATCACTGGTACCATCCGCTTCCCACTCAACAGTAATTTCAGTTCCGGCATCGCCACGCATAACTGCTTCGTATTCAAAGCTGCCAAACAATCCCTCCCAAGCAGCTGCAAAACTAGAACCACTGGACATCTTTTCTTTGATGTAGTGGTCAGTCATTACAGGTTTCAGCTGTCCAATAATTGTTTCTGGTCCCATATTAAGGGCTCGAATAGCCGAGGGATAGAGCGAGTTGATGTCAATTGCTCCGATGTAGTCGTGCATTCCGACTTTGGGATAAGCAACATAGGCACCTGCGGCCTGCGACTCTGTGTCTGATTCTTCTTCTCTATGTTTCCTGTTAGGTACGACCAATCCTTGACTGTGTGCTTCATTGATAATTGCCTGTTCTGTTGTTGCTACTGCGCCCATTGTGGTCATCAATAACACCGTGTTATCGTGAGCAATGGTATTTGCTAAGTCTAAGAATCTTAGTTTCTTATCCAATCGTGATAACAACATGGTATCCTGGCGATTATAAGTAATAAACGTTGGAAAATCCTTGTTGTACAACTGATCTAATGTGCCTTCGTATTGTGTTTTGCGTTCTCCTAGTTCATATTCAGAAATAGCATCCAAGCTATAACTGTGGCGTTCTTCATATGTATACTTGCGATACAGTTGCATATAGTCCAAGTGGACTCTACCAACTAAATCAAATGTTACGCTTTCTGTACCATAGCGTTCAAACATTCTTTGATTGGGATATTGTCCCCACAAGCATAATCTGCGTGTGTCGTCTTTGCTGAGCACACGAGTAATGCGTCCAGTGGTATAGGGAATATCATAGCCTTCCGAGTTCCAACCGCTTAGGATATCTGCATCGTCTATTAGGTTAAGAAATGTATCCAACATATCTTCCTCACGTTCGAAGATATAGCAGTCATCAAACTTTTTAGTAATTTCTTCTGCGGTGGCCCAGCTCATACCTTTGGGAGGTACTACCAGCGTTACTAGTTTTTCCAACCAATCCATATACACACTGATGGCAGTGATAGCATTGAACGGATCGCTAACTGGACTAAATCCACGTTTAGGATCAAAGTCTACTTCAATGTCAAAAAATGCAGTATGTAACTTGGGAGGTTCTGCACCTAAATAGTTTTCTTCAAGGCATTTGAATACAGGTTTGATATCGCTTTCCCATAGTCGCTTATTACCCTGTATACGCATTTCCTTTTGGAACTCTTTACCGTTGTTGGTGGTAAATCTACTAACAGGTGTGCCGTAAATAGTACGGTGCTTGCCCCTTGGGTCATCGTAATAAAACACATAGTTGGCAGGATACTCTTTGTATACCCGTTCGCCATTTACACGTTCTACAATGTGTATGCGATCACCTTTGCGATCAAATAATGCGTCTACGTAACTCATTGAGTGATCATCCTGAATAACCCCACAGCGTCAATGCTAACAAGCAAACAGTAATTAGCAAGCATACCAAAGCTTCCACGAGTCCAACTAGCCCAACCGTACATAGCGCAACCAGATATCCAAACAGGGTAAAGAGCCAAAAGAGGAGGATTGGGTACTGTAATAGCCATGGTGAGGCTACAACTAATACTAATAGCCCAAGCCAATATTTCAACACAGAACCTCAGTGGCCACTCGCGATAATCTCGCTCGGCCCATTTATAAATATCGACAAATGCATTTGATATTTGATCCATTAAAGGGTTTTACCTACAGTTTCCAAAATAGTATTAAGCTCGTCGTGATCTTTATTGGTCTCGCCTAATTTAGCCTTGTGTGCAATTTTAATTGCTTTTTTAAGCAATGCTGGTTTAATTTCCAATTCTTCTGCGATTGCTTTAACTGTGTCGTTAAGTCCAGCAGTAAGATCTTCTACTTCTTGTAGTACAGTCATACCCTCATTGATTAATTGGGTAAGTTTAATTTTCGCCTCGCCATTGAATGTACGGTCGCTCATAAGTTCTCCTAAAAAATTATTGTACAGGAATACCTGCAGTAAGTCAATCTACTTCTGCAAATTCGGTTACCATCATAACTGGACTAATCCAATCATAAGGTATTTGATTTGAGTCATCAAATCTTAGATTAAAATGTGGCCAATTAAAGTGTACTCTTGCCAAATCTATATAGTATCGATCTCTAGCTTCGGCCATTGCTTGATGATCAATGTTGTCTGCAGACAATATTTCTTTGATATAAGGCAACCAAAATAATGGCATATCTTGTAGTGTAAATTTATAGTCAGCACCGTTGATATCTGCAGCGTATAAATTCTTTGCCAATGGATTGATGTTGATACTGTTAGCATCATTATCATCGAATCCATAACGAACAATTATTGCACTTTCAAAAAATCCTGGAGGAATTTCCAAAGGTGGAGCAGTTTCTGCATTGATGCCCACGTGATGATATCCATCAAAATGTCTAAACTGTTCTTTGATAGGAGTATACATTGTGTTGTCAGGCAACATTACTGAATTCCAATTTTCTGTTCTAAATACTGGACCTGTGGTAACTGGAAAGTTTGTAATGTAATACTGCAAAAATTCTTTTTTCATAATGCGAATTGCATCATTGCAGGGAAAATTCCAAACCAAATATGACTTACACTCAGTCAATGCACCGTGTCCCAAATAGGAAGCACGAATACTTTCAGGATAATGGCTAGTGCCGATAACTGCAAAAGGATCTGGATCTGCAAGCAATAGGTCTAATCCTCGAGACATAATCTCAATACTGCTGTCCATAAAAATATGATCTTCATTACCCATTGGGAACACTAGATCATCGTCCAGTTGATCCATTTCGTCTTTGACTGCTTGCCATTGTTCTTTTGTGTTGGCTCTATACCAATGAATGCTAAGTCTATCTGCTGGAAAGATACTTTCTAACCAGGCCTGCATATCTGCTTCACGGCCGGCAAATGCATCTGCTAGTTCTAAATTAAAAATAAATTTAGTAGTTAATGGTAGTAATGGTGCGTAACTGGCAAAGCTGTATTTTGCAATATCGTATCTATTGTCGTTGCGCAGATTGTATCGGGGGATTACGTTAGGGTTGAGTCTTACGTCGGTAATTTTACAGTTGAACCAAATGATCATAATTGAATTAAAAGTTATAGTTGATTATACTATATTTAATTAGAAAGTCAAGGTCACTTTGGAATAAAAGAGTAGCGAATTCCTTCATTCTGGGCAGCACCCGCCCTCCCGGTCCTAAGGCCAAGGTCTTACTTTAAGCTAGCACGCAACATCCAGCCGTGTTTGCGATGTGCATCCATTCTTTCGGCTAAAAAGTTGCTGAGTCCAGCTTCGCGTTCGCGCTCGCTAAGTTCGAACACCAGTTTTAATACTTTGATTATTTTTTCATTATCTTCCAATAATTCTGCAATCATTGCTTTAGCAGGAATAATATCGGTTTCGTCTTCAATTTGTGTCAGCATACTTAGGCGTGTGTAGCTGCCAGGAGTATAACTGCCTAATTTGCGAATGTTTTCTGCAAATGGATCGATGCTTTCGTAAACTTCGCTATAGATAGCTTCAAACAATTGATGATATTCAAAAAAGTCTGCACCTTCCACATTCCAGTGAAAGTAGTGACTTTTCAAATAGAAACTGAATTCAGTACTAAATGCAATTTTGAGAGCTTTAACTAATTCTTCCATTTTTCTTCGCTTTACTATTTCGTGTAGGGATCAATTCTTGTTGTCTGCGTGGATTACTGCCCACTGGACTAATGGCATTACCGTCGCCGATGATAGCAGTACTGCCATTATAAGCAGCTAGATTCATACCTTCTGTCAAAGGATTACCAAATGCTTTGTGTGCCTCAAGTATACGCTTACGGCCAGCAGTTTCTTTCAAGTACCAACCATTGCGGTCTTTTCTCATACCAAACTGTTCACGCAATGCTGCAGCAGGTGTACCTACTACATTATAATAGATTTTACTTTCTCTAAATCTTCTGCGATAATTTAAGCGTTCTTCATAATCTGAATCATCTTCTTCGTGATCTGGGCGTGCTACGCCAGTACCACCACAGGTTCTGCAACTGGTTCCTTCGTGTTGGCCTTCGCCAGTGCCGCGGCAATCATAACACTCGTGATCATCGTCGTCCTCAGGATGGCCTTCCGCCACACCTTGTTCTTTTATATTAAATATTTTCTTTGCTTTGTCGTTAAGATTGTTGGGTCTAATAAGTTTAGCAGGTATTGTTTTTGCTTGGGACTGTATTGCTTTATGTAGTCTATGGTTGCCATCAAGGATCCATTCTATTTGACCTTGCTCATTTACCATAATTAAAATAGGAAATTGATTAGACACCGTTACTTGATTAACTCTTTCTATTTCTTCTGGGTTACCTTCCCAATGAAGTAGTTTACTCTTTAGATTATCGTTTATCGGTAAATTTATTTGTTTAATGTGTTTGGTTAATTCTAAAATATCCTGTAGTGTAATCGTATCTGTGTCATTAGACCAACTTGTCTCAGCACCACCTTCCGCCACACCTTGCTTTAAGCAATGTTTTAGTTCTTCAACGGCTTCTTCGTATGAATCGTAGCCCGCATTGTCTATGTCGTAAGCATAACATTTCATATACCATTGGCCGTTGCCAGGACTTGATTCACGGTCAATACCAACTTCGCCTACTGGCTTACCATTCTTCTTAAAGATTTTGCGTTGTTGGTCTGCATGGCCTTCCTTCACACCTTTGTTTGGTACACAGTTTCTTACTTGTTTACCTGTAACACTAGATTTCTTAGTACCTTCTGCGTGTTTGCCAGGCCAACATTTGGTGTATCCATTTGAATCTTTTTGACCCTTTTTAATTTCGTTAAGATTGCCGTGTGTTTGGCACATACCGCAATCAGGGCAGGTCATTTCCATAGTTATATCTTCATTGTGTTTCTTTTTACCGGCACAATGCGCCTTTTGACTGAAACCTTTTGGATGTGAGCAATTAATACTGCTCTTGTATTTTTGACTCCATTTTTCGTTTAATGCAGCTTCTTCCATAGCCTTCTTAAAACCTTTGCCTGGTACCCAACCTGCAACAGGCTTACACTTGCATTTACCTGGTGTACAACTACAGTTTTTCATACCACATTGCATACAACGTTTTTCTGAATCTTCTGCTACACTTTCGTTATAATGGTCGTACTTGTCACGTATAGTGTCTAATTTTTCGTCGCTGGCACCTTCTCTACCTGCTTTGGCCAATGCCTTCATACCATCCTTGCCATATTTCATTACACCTTTAGCAGCACGACTCATATTGCGTTCGCCTTCTGCAATATCTTCTTCTTCAATGGTTGCTGGCTTGATATTTCTTCTTTGCATATCTTTAACATATTCATCTCTGTTATGATATACAACCTGTGTTCCTTTTGGTCTTTCTGACTGCTTCATTAATTCGTCGTAGTCTTGTTTAGTTAACTTCTTAGGGGCACTGCTTACTTTTGTTGCATAGTCAGTGGGACTAGGTTTCTTAGGACTCATAAAACCAAACATTTCATCTACTTCAGCCTCTTTCATATCCTTGGGCTTTTGATGATGTTTTTTCATATTAATGGCAATTGCAGCCTGTTGAGCAGCATTAGCAGCTTCTTGTATTTTTTTGTTATCAAATAAATCGTTAATAAACATTATTGTCCTTGCTTTCTTGCTACTTGTTGCAATAAGTTAGCAACTTGGCTACCTTTGGTAGGATCACTGAGTGCATCGCCTACCAAGTCTGCCAGTTGTTTGGTTTGTCTTAGTTGTGGACCAGTAATAGGTGTATTGGTATTTTTACTATTGCCCATTGCCATCAATGCTTGATTGGCCTGTTGTGGATTGATATTCTTATCAACCGATGCAATCTTACTGAGATTATTTTTGGCCATCATTGATTTTTGTACATTTGCAGCTGTAGTTTGTGCATCTGGGTTTTGTGCACCACCTGTGGTACTGGGAGCACCTGGTGTTGCACCGTATTCTTTAACTTGTTGTGGTTTTGCAGGAACATCAAACACCACTTGATATTTGCGAATTTTCGGATTCCAAATAGTGCGACCTTTAACACCGCTTGTGCGTTCTTGGCGATTCAATTGGTTCCAAGTTTTAGCAACTGTGTCTTTAGGAGCTGCCTTGGGTTCTGAATTTTCAACTTGTTCGTATGCTTCTTTGACACGACGAATCATTGAAGTAGCTTTGGCAGTTTTGTCCAGCTCAAGCATAATGCTTTCTTCGCATCCACCCACCAACTTACCAGCAAATGGATGACGGTGATCTTTTCTTGGCTTGGCTTTGTCTGTGCCTCGAACTTGGTCTCCAGGCTTTTGCTCGGGCTCACCGGCAAAAGTATATTTGTCGACTGCTTCCAATAACTGCTTCATTGAACTCATTTGGCAGCTCGTTTCTTAATAGTTTTCTTAAATGGATTAGGACCATTCCACTCTGGGCCGCCTAATAAATTTGTTTTGCCACTACCGCCTTTGACTACAGTAGCAACACTGCCTGCACTGCTTGCACCACCACTGGCATTTTCTCTAACACCGTGTCTGTAATGTCCGCGCAATTGATTTTTAGCTAACTTGGTAACAATGGAGTTGCGCTCGTCGATTGGTTCTTCTTGGCTCATATCTGTAGGAGTTGAGTCCTGTGTCATTAACTGGTATTCCATATACTCACGGACTGTATTCAAATAGTCATTGGCTAGCGTAATTTTAGCACTTACCCAGCCTTCCAATCCCTGTTGCTCGCTAACGTGTTGCAACATTTTGTGCAGAGCAATTGCGTGTTCTGCAGCGTGATAAAGCTCTTCGCGGGCCATTTGCACTTCGTGATCCATGTGCATTTGATGTGCGTCTTCCGCAATACCTTCGTGTAAAAAATCTTTGCTGTTCATTGTATACTATCCCAGATGATACTATATTTATTAAGATTTTAATTCAATTGGAGTTAAGTTAACTCCAGTGGGAAAACTCTTGTTAAAATGACGCATAATAATACCCGCCATAACGTGTGCTTGGTTTTCTTCAGGACTACCAGTACGTCCACTGCCAGAAGTTAGTTCATTGAGTGTATATTGTTTGTAGTGTGTTAATTCGTGTGCCAAAGTGCGTAAAATATCCACTGGATGACGATCAGCTATAGCAAGGTGTATAGTACAGGTGTTGTTGACAAAACGTCCAAAAGTTGCTTGTCCGTCTTTGTCTTGAATGTGTTTCTCCAACTTGATTTTAGGCAACTTATCAAGTTTCAAATCCTGCATTGCTATAGGCAAAAACTTGGCCAATAAATTTGGAAACTCTGCATCACTATTAGAGTTGATGCTTTCGTTACAATGCCAACGACGCAGGCTTTTGTTTATATTACTGTTAGGATCTCGTGCGGTTTTAGCACTGGTACGACTCTTTTTCATACCTTTCATACGTGCACAAAAACTACTACGACGTTTGGCATCTGCACTGCCTTTTTTAATCTTCTTAGGAGATTTGGTAACTGCAGTTTTGATTTTACTGCCTGGATGACTACGACGATAGCTTTTTACTGCTTTTTTACTCATTCCACCTGCACGTGGATTTTTATGTTTTTGCCAACTGTCTTTGTTTTCGTCAATCTTTTCTCTAAAAGGACGAATCCAAGTAAACTTGGTACTAGCAGGTACCCACTTGATACCTAGGCCGCGATTGCCTTTTTCAGGGTCAGTATCAATCAATAACCATTCTTTTTCTTGGCTAAACGGCACTGAATATTGCTTACGCAGTATGCGCACAATCTTACCTGTGTCAGCCAACTTGCCCATCATTGCACGGCCGCCTTCTTCGTCTTCGCTGATTACACCCAAGAATGTATCGGCAAAGTCTTTGCATAACGACTGTAGTTTATCATTTCGAGTAGCTGCAGTATGGAATAATTTTTTAATTGTTTCTTCTTGTGAAGGATCTTTGTAACCACAGTAAACTTTGTGTACATTGGTATCATT